TTTCCTTCCCCCATCGCGGGGCGCAGGGCAAGCGGGGTTAGCGGCCAGCTTTCGTTCCGCCATCCTCCCGGCTGGTTCGCCAGCCCAATTTCCGGAGGGCTCTGGCCGGGATCGCGCATGCCAGATCACCCTGCGTCCGTATCGAGTCCCACGGGATGCGCTCCAGGCCTGCCAGGTGGAGCAGCAGCCGATAGCGCGCCACGTCCACTGGCCGCTCCCCCCGTTCCCACTGCTGCACTGCGCGATAGCTGCAGTGGGTGAGCTCGGCGGCCTGTTCCAGCGTCAAACCAGCCGCTAAACGGGCGTTCCTGAAGTCAAGCCCTGTTACGTCCATGTCTCAACCCCTCCGTTTTAGCGTCAGGCTGGCCGTGGCGGCGTTTCTGGCACCCTCTGGCTACCCCAGTAGACACCAGCGACCACCGAGGCCTTAAATCGCCTAGAATCGCATAGCCTGTCGGTGTGGTTCTCCGTGCACCGCATAGGTTAGCGGGCACTCACGTTTGCCGACGGAGTGCCCGCGTTCGTTTGGGTGTCCGGTTACAGTCCGAACTGTGCCCGCTGCCAAGCAACAAGCTGCCGCTCCACATCCGCCCACTTGCGACCCTCGGCGACGTGCTTGCCGAATCCCGACTGCCAGTCGGTGACGAGAATCTCGGGCGATTCTTTGGTTGGCATGCAAACGGACAAACGCCGCGACTTGCAATAGCGCAGAACTAATTGCTTCGATTGATTCATCATGATCTCCCTTTGGCATTCCACCACGGCATGAATGCGAACGGCACCTCATACCAGAGCTCGCCGCAGTCTTTGAACACGCTCACGTTCGCCTTGAATTCGTAGGCATCGATCAGCGCCGTCGTCTGCTCCGTGACCGGCAGATACAGGTCACTCTCGTGCCCATCGTGTTCGATGCCGAGGCGCGCGACCGTTTCGTAGAGGGTTGAGGGTTGGAGCATGGCGGCTAGCTCACGAACACGAACACGTAGCCGTCCTTCGTGCCGCCGCTGACGAGCGCACCCTTCCATTGCATCCTGTCGCGCAATGCCTCGGCGGCCAGCCGATGCGCGGGCTCACCGTCCAATTCGTGCGGGTATGGAATGTAGATGCGATTAAGCCCCATGCCATCGCGTGCGCTGATGCGCGAGCCGCGTGTATTCGTGGCGCCGTGGTATTTCGTGATGATTGCTCTCATTTTCATCTCCGTTGATTCCCGCTTGCCGGCGGGTCGTGCGTTAAAATCGCACACTGCGACGCCCTGTTCACGGCGCCGGATGTGAGATCTACTCGCCGCGTGCTTTGGCGAGGGCGGCTCGGGCATTACAGACCCATGCGGGCTCGCCGTGCTCTGCCGCGCGCTTATCTGTCGGCCCTGATAACGAAAAGCCCGCAGACTCCACTGCCTGAACGATCGCCGCCAGCAATTCCGGCGCGGCCGCGATGAGGCGTGCGTTAGCTTTCTTCGTTACTCGCGCGACAGTCTCGGGCGATGGGTTGCCATTGGGCGGCCCGAATACGGTCGCGCCCGCATCGCCTACGCGCCACGGTCCTGCTGTATGTTTCGTTGTCATGACTTCTCCGCTGTGCTGTCCGCGTTGATAGGGTTGCAGGTTCATGTGAGTCTCCGTTGATGCGGTGATTGCCGTCACTGGGGGTTAGCTGGCCTTAAGGTCATCGATGCACTCTTGGATATACAGCGCAGAGTCATCGAAACCCTCGCGTTCTGCCGCATTACGCTGCATTTCGCAGTAACGAATAAACGTTGCCGCGTCGTGGTTCATCTCGCGCACATTGCCGCGCTTGTCTGTAACGCTGGCGATATATGTGCACTCTTTGACCCATTCTGTAAGTGTCATCTCGATCTCCGTTGTGTGCTACGTGGTTAGCGTTTCAGTCCCGCTTTGAATGCGCGCATGAACCGGAGTAATTCGATCCATGTGCGCGGCTGTAACACGGCTACCTGCCACGGGACAGCCCGCTTATCGCGGGCTGATTCCAAGGCGGGTAATTTCGTTTTTGATCTGGTCGTCATAGAAGCCATTCTCATGAACCAACGTTTCGCTGTTGGTCGTGATGTAGATCGTGAACACGCCACCGTTCACTTTGGCAGCGGCTCGTTCGGCGCCTGCCACTGTCTTGTAGAGTTTCGGTGCGACATCCTGACTGCTGTAACCGCGTTGACCGCGAAGCACCGAGCCGTTTCCCTGTTTCACTATGTAGCGTTTGTGGTTCATGTGGTCTCTGTGTTCGGTTCTTGGTCAGGTGACGAACACATCATGCACTCACTGAGCATGTGATGTCAACACCTCAAAAGGTCCGATTGCGTGGAAGTGTGAATTAAGTTACAAACGGGGCGCCGGGACAACGCAATAGCTAGCGCTGCCTGGTGCCGCAATCACCGGCTCACCGGCATCCCTTTTCATTAAAAGCCTATGCGGAGGCATCATGAAAACGCTTTCCTTTGAGAAAGCTGTCCATGCACTCGCAGCCACGCACGGCGTTGCAGATTGCCGTGCCTAAGCGAGCTCCCACGATCGAGCAGATCAGCGTGCGTGATGCGGAACTCGCGACGCTATCGAAGCGTGTGCTCGGCGCAGGAACATCACCACTATTGGACCAGACGCTTAACGAGACGGATCTGCGCGTCTATGGGCTCTTTGCAGCCCATTGTGATAACGCCGGCATCACCAGTGTCAGCCAGGGGCGCATTGCGCGTCTCATGTGCCGATCACAACAACTGGTATCGAAGTCCTACGACCGCCTGGTGAAGCGTGGACACATCAAGAAAGGACGCAAGCCGGGCAAGAACGGACACGCTCAGAACGTGACCCGACTCCTCATAGATGCGTCACTAACTGATGCAGATGCACGCTCAATATCTAATGCACCGCAACACAATCACCACCACCAGAAGGTAGTAATTGAGCCTACAACCTCCAGAGGTAGTGAATCAGCGTTATCCACAGACTTATCCACAGTCACCACCCCGCAGTGCAACCCAATTACTACACGTATCGACCAACCCCAATTACTACCACCAGGGAGTAGTAGGAATGTTGAAGTATATAAAACCTACTACAACGGGGTGCACGCTGAAGAACTGCTGAACTACTGGCAATCCAGGGCTCACCACTACGACATTGCAGTGGTCCCGAACGACGAGGATCTCGCAATCGCATCTGAGCTCGAAGTGATGCGAGCCAGCATGGACCAGGCAGCAAAAGCCATCGAGACCCACTACTCGGACGTAGAGGCTTTCAATGCCAAACCGCACTTGAGGCTAAAGCCCATCGTTAGCGGCATACTCTCGCCTGTTCAATCCTCAAACGGTCGTTTGCGAACGTGACACCATGAGATTCAACAGCCTACAGACGAGGTTGAAAGCCTTCCCCCTCCACGGCGCAGCTCGAAGCACGGCCTCGCATCCGCGAACGATTGCGCCCACGCACACCCAGAACCGATACCGGCACTTCCCCTCCCCCCGGCCTGGCCAGTATCGGCGGGTGCGCCTCTTAAATTTTTTCCACCAAACGGAGCATTCGATGGATTGGCACTGGACTGAGGTAGCGATGTTGTTGGTTGCGACGTTGGTGTGTGTTGTGTTGTTGCTGCCGGGGCTGAAGGTATTGGGGTGGTTGTGATGAACGCTGACGGGAGTCCCACGCGCTCGGAGTTGTCTGCTGACGAGCGTTTGGAGGAGTTGCGTTTGAAATGGGCGATGGTGGATGCGTTGGAGGAGTCGTTGCTGTTTGCTGACGACGAGTTGATGGTAAAGATCGAGAGGATCTTGGAGAGTGTGAAGCGATGACTGATGACGTCGGCATCACGCCGGAGGTGTGGCGACGTGTTACGAAGTTCGATGAGCGTGCGTGTCGTCTCGCTGACCGGCATTATTCGCGGCGGAAGGTCGGCTCGCCGCAGTTCATGCCGCCGGGTCAGACCTTGGTGTTGCTGGCGGTGGACGAGTGTGCCGTGTGGGGTTGGTGGCGCCCGCATCCGGATTCTGGATTGCGCTCGATGAACGGATTGGATGGCTGGACGTGCACGATCTTCAGGAACGAGGGTGGCATGAAGTCGAGTGCGTTGATCCTGGCGGCCGAGTCGTTGTTGCGGGCGACGCATGACATCGGGCCGGATGGGATGTTGACTTACGTGTGGGATCGCAAGGTGGCGAGTGTGAATCCCGGTTACTGCTTCAAGTGCGCCGGATGGAGTGCGATCGGGCGCAGTGCGGACGGGCGCAAGACGCTCTTGCAAAAGCGATGACTGACGAGACGAACATCACGCCCGAGGAAGTGAACCCGGAGCCGCCGGTCGCGCGTGGGAACCCGGACTTGCCAGATCTACGTCACTGGGGAGGATTGCGTTCGACCAAGAAGGCGTTGCGGCGCAGTGCGACGATCATGGCGAACCGGGAGGCGATCGCGTTCGTGATCCTGTCGATGATGAAGACGACGCTCGTCGACGTTGCGAGTTGGGACGAGGGGGGTGCGAACTTCAAGGTGAAGAGCTCGAAGGATCTGTCGAAGGACGATCACCGGATCATGATGATCAAGGGCATGAAGTCGACGTATCACAAGAACGGGCAACTGGCGACGTTCGAGTTGCTGCTCTACGATCGCGTGGCGTTGGCACGGTTGGCGGGGCAGGCGGCCGGATTGTTCGCGAAGGACACCGAGGACGACAAGCCAAGCGTGGTCGGCATGCGCGTGGTAGGTCCGAAGAAGCGTCGCGTGAAGACACTGGAGAACGGCGAATGAAAAAAGCGCGGCTGTCGATTCGGTTTCAACCCGAGCCGCCGTATGGCGCGGAGGTGGCGCGCGACATCGAGGTGACGGGGCCGTTCATCGAGGCGTTCGAGAGTTTCGATGTGTGCTCGGACGAGAATCTCGCGGTGATCCTTGGTGGGGGCCACGTAACCGAGGCGACGATGACGCGGGTGAAGCGTATGCGTGAGGACTACGCGAAGATGCTGGCGAAGGACATTGCCGAGTCACTCGTCGAGTTCATGGAGCGTAACGACACGCGAGACGGTTATGCGAAGACGATCGACAACGGAGAGGCGTAATGACAACGGTATACGGCAGCCGGCAGATATTCGCGGAAGGGATATTCGATCTCGATGCGAAGCTCAACGATTTTGCGCGCAGGTATCCGGAGGAGCGACTGATTGCGTTGACGCTGATGCCGGGCGAGGCGCCGCGACGCTGGATAGCGACCTGGGTGAAGACGATCGATAACGAATGATGGAGATCGACGAATACATGGAGTTGGCGAGACGGCAGGCGGTAGTCGTTGGAGAGTGCGGTCGTCTCTATCGCGTGATCGGCGTGTTCACGTCACCAGCGGTGATCCTGCGACCGCTCGATGGCGGGTGCGATGACGTGCTGGGAATTGGCGGCCTGACCGAGCGCGAACTCGTGCTGGACGAATGATGGAGGTAGCGATGGATGACGACCTCGATGGGCTGGAGTTCGCGCTGATCGTGATCGGGATACTGCTCGCGTTCGCGCTGGGGCCGCGATGAGTAAGTCGATCTCGATGGCGTTCGTGGTGACGATGATGGTGGGACTGTGCTCGATGATCGGTGTCGTGCTGCTGCCGACACGCTACGTGCTCTACGCGCTGCTGCCGGTGATGGTGAGCGGTGTCGTCCTGATGATCATGATGGCGCACGACATCTACAGAAATGGATGATGCGATGAACCTCCTCACCGAGTTGCTGGCGGCGAGTGTGCCGCGCTGGCGCTGCGGGCACCTGAAGATTCCATCGAACACCTGTCACACGCACTGGCGCTACTACACGATCGACAGATGTCTCACCTGCAAGCGGTTGCACACGAAGGAATACGACGAGAGGAAACGCAAATGAGCGAACGACGCATGTCATCGACGACACGAGTCACGCCCGACACCGGCCTCGACCGCGAACGCACGCCCGCGAAGACGAGCGAGCTCGACCCGCTGCTGGATGAACTGCAGGCAGAACGCAGGAACCTCTCGGATCTGAAACAGAAGGAGCAGCGCGTTCAGGCAGAGATCCTCGCGGCGGCCCTGCGTATCGACGCCATGCGCCAACGCATCGACACCAAGGTCGACGATCTGGTGAAGGCATGACGGTCCTGGAGTTGATGGTCGCGCTGCAGAACGAGAGCCCTGACGACGCGGTGTTCGTGTTCGTCGACGGCGCGTTGCCGCCGCTCTACGCGATCGAGAGAATCGACCGCTTCGAGAACGAGGTGATCCGGCAGACCCGCGTGATGATCGTGGCACGGGAGAATCGATGAAAGTGAGAGAACTGATCGAATCGTTGCAGAAGCAAGATCCTGACGCATACGCATTCGTTGCGGCCGAGCCGAATGCGACGTGGCACGGTGATGTTGCGGTATACGCGCCGATCACCCTTAAGCCAACGACAAGTCCCTGCGTCGTCATCGTGCCGAAGTCGTCGATACTGTGAGCCTAGCGCCCGAGAAGAAGGTCGACTTCGTGATCTCGTTCGCGGAGTCGGAGAGCGTTCACGATTTCTACCAGGACAACGCCTTCGTCACCGGCATCATGGGTCCGGTGGGCTCGGGGAAGTCATACGGCTGCGCGGCGAAGCTCATGCGTCTCGCGCTCGCGCAGAAGCCCTCTCCCGTCGACAACGTGATGTATACGCGCTGGGCGGTGGTGAGGAACACCTACGGGGAACTGAAGACGACCACGATGAAGACGTGGACGGAGCTGTTCCCAGAGCATCAGTGGGGCCGCATCAACCACACGCCCCCGATCACGCATCACATCCGCATGCCGGGGCGCGGGAAGATTCCGGGACTCGACTGCGAGGTGATGTTCCTCGCGCTCGATCAGCCGAAGGACGTGAGGAAGCTGCTGTCGCTCAACATAACGGGGTTCTGGGCGAACGAAGCGCGCGAGCTCGCGTTCACCGTGATCACGCATCTGATTCGCCGCGTCGGGCGCTATCCGCCGATGCGCGACGGCGGTCCCTCGTGGCGCGGCGGGTTCATGGACACCAACCCGATGGACGAGGACCACTGGTGGCACACGATGGCGGAGAAGGAGCGCCCGCGTGGCAAGTATCGCTGGAACTTCTACAAGCAGCCGCCGGCGGTGTTCGAGGTGGGCAAGGAAGAACCGGGGGCGCTCTACGCGAAGGGCAGGTGGTGGAAGTTCAACGACGAGGCCGAGAACATCGGGAACCTCCCCGACGGCTACTACGAGCAGCAGATCAGTTCATCGAATCTCGACGAGATCCGCTGCTACATCGCGGGGCAGTATGTCTACGTGCAGGAAGGGCGTCCAGTCTGGCCGGAATACGACGACGATGCGATGGTGGGGACACCCGAGTATGTCAAGGGCATACCGCTGCAAATCGGCTTCGACTGGGGCCTGACGCCGGCCGCTGCGCTCGGGCAGAAACATCCGACCACGAGTCAGTGGCGCATCCTCTCCGAGTTGCCGATGTTCGACATGGGGCTGGAGCGCTTCGGGCTCGCGTTGAATTCGCACGTCCAGCTGAAATACCCCGGCGCTGAATTGCTCGGCTGGGGCGATCCGTCAGGACAGTCGCGCGATCCGATCTACGAGGTGACGGCCTTCGACTACATGAGCAGGAACTGTCACATCAACGTGCGCCCGACCGCCACCAACGATCCGAAGACACGCAGAGAAGCCGGTGCCGCGCCGATGGGCCGCAGGAACGGGCTCGTGGTGCACCAGGACTGCAAGATCCTGCGGCGCGCGTTGGGGGGTGGCTACCACTACAAGCGGGTGCAGGTAGCGGGGAAGGAGTTCTACCGGGACGTAGCGAACAAGAACCAGTTCTCGCACATCGCAGAAGCCTACGGCTACCTCATGCTCGGCGGCGGCGAATACCGGAGCCTGGTGCAGAACGCGGCAACGAGTTCGTTGTTCGCGAATATCGCGCAGGCCGACCTCGAATTTGACGTGTGGGGAGGTTGAGTGTTCAAATCGCAACCGCCGCGGTTGTCAACGGGAACGGATGAGATGAGATTCCAGCGTGAGCCGATCGCACTGCTGTGGACCGAAGTGATGCCGCTCCTGGCGGCCCACTACCGCGAAGTCGCGCACTTCCAGGACATCCCGCTCGATCCCGATCAGGCGTTCTACGAAAACTCGGAAGCCGTCGGCATCTTCCGCGCCTACACCGCACGCGACGAGTTCGGCAAACTGGTGGGCTATGCCGCCTACTTCGTGCTGCCGAATCCGCACTACCGCAGCCTCAAGCAGGCGGTCGGCGATGTCGTCTACGTGACGCCCAAGCATCGCGGGCATCTGGTGGGCTTCAGGATGCTCAAGTGGTGCCACGAGCAACTGACGGCCGAGGGGTGCGAGACGGCGACCCAGCACGTGAAGACGGTGCCCGGCCTCGACTTCAGTCCGCTCCTGCAGGGCATGGGTTACGAAGTGGTCGAGAAGTTGCTGGTCAAGCGCCTGCAGGTGATCCCGCGCGAGTGCGCCGCTTGAAGCCGAACATCCTGCCGGTCGCCTTCGACCTCCCGATCGCGCCGCTCGTTGCGAAGCTCGAAGCGAACCCGCAGTGGTGGGACGAGATCACCGATCGTCAGGATCATCCCGGCAGCGCGCATCACGACACCAAGGCGATATTTCTGCGGTGGTGCCCGGAGCGCGATGCGGCAAGCGTGTTCACCGATCTGCGCGTCGTCAACTACCCGCGCGGTCTCGACCTGCTGAACGAAGCGGTCCCGATCGTCGAGCAGATACGCAAGATGCTTGCGACCATGCGAGACGACCATGCCGAACTCGCCCGCGTCATGATCGTGAGCCTGAAGGCCGGCGGCAAGATCGACCAGCACGTCGACGAAGGAAGCTATGCCGACACCTTCGAGCGCTTCCACGTGGCGTTGACTGACACCTCGAATGCGCTGGAGGTGTGGCGCGCAGACGGCGTGCGCGAATACATCACCATGCTGCCGGGTGAGGCGTGGTGGTTCAACCACAAGCAGCCGCATGCGTGCGCGAACTATGGCGAGACCGACCGCTGGCACCTGATCGTCGACATGAAGGCGCCGCAGTATCGGCGCGAACGCGGAGACTGATGATGGGATACACCGCCGCATACGCAGCAGTGGCGATCGGCAGCTCGGTCGCCATCTCAGCCATGACGCCCTCGCCCTCGACTCCCGACACGAGCGGACAGGAGGCGATTCTCGGCAAGCAGGAGAAGCAATCGGCTGATGAGCGCACGCGCCTTGCGGCCGAGCAGACGGCGCGCCAACGCGCAGCGCGCAGAGGCGGTGGCTTCAGAGGACTCCTCTCGGAGCAACGCCTGAATCCCGAGACCGGGCTCCAGAACACGCTGGGACCGAGTTCGTGAGCGAGTGGAGTCTTATCGATTGCCTGGTTTACGCCACTCTCGCGTTATTCGGTGTCGGTCTCCTGATCGCGTTGACTGAGGTTCGGAAAATCTGATGCCCAAACGCGACGAGAAGGGTAAGCCGACCGTCAAGCAGATCAAGGAGCGGCACGCCGCGTGTGAGCGCAAGTGGGACGAGTGGCGATCGATCTACGACCTCTGCTACACCTTCGCCGCTCCGCAGCGAAATCTGTGGGGCGGTCACGGCGAAGTCGGCATCACGCAGGGCACCACGAAGATGAACCAGGTCTTCGACTCGACCGCGATCTCGTCCACGAGCCGCTTCGCGAACCGGGTGCAGGCGAACGTCTTCCCGCCGCAGAAGAAGTGGGCGAGGCTCGAACCCGGCACCAAGATTCCGCCCAATCGCGTGACCGAGATCAAGAGGGCGCTCGAAGTCGTCTGTGACGAGATGTTCGCGGTGATGCGCTCGTCGAACTTCGACATCGCGATCGGGGAATTCCTGACCGACCTCGCAATCGGCACCGCGCATCTGTGCGTGCAGCCGGGTGACTACGAGAGCCCGGTGAATTACACGGCGGTCTCGCCCGCGCATGTGCGCTTCGAGGAAGACGAATACGGGCGCCCGTGCAATCACTATCGGCCGCTGAAGGTGAAGGCGGAACTCATCACGCGGCTGTGGAAGGGCGCGAAGCTGAACGCCGACATGGAGCGTCTGGTCGAGAAGGAACCGACCAAGGAAGTCGAGTTGCTCGAATCCACGATCAAGGATCTCGACACCGGGCGCTATCACTACCAGATTTCATCGGTGAAGGACGAGCATGAGGTCTACTGGCGATCGCAAAAATACTCGAACTGGGTCACTGCCCGCTACTCGAAACTTGCCGGTGAAATTCTCGGGCGCGGCCCCGTTGTTTCTGCACTACCTGATATTAGGACCCTCAACCGCACCAAAGAACTCCTCCTCAAAAAAGCGGCGCTCTCGCTCGCGGGTGTCTTCACGGCGGTCGACGACGGGGTCCTGAATCCGAACAACGTCAAGATCCAGAGTGGCACCATCATCGGAGTTGCTGCTAACGCGGGACCGCGGGGACCATCGCTCGCACCGCTGCCGCTCGGCGGTGACATGCAGATGAATCAGATCATCATCAACGACCTGGTGATGAGCATCAAGCGCATCCTGCTGGATGAGTCGCTGCCGCCTGATTCGGCGAGTGCACGTTCCGCCACCGAGATCATCGAGCGCATGAAGGAACTCGCGCAGAACATGGGCTCGGCCTTCGGGCGCCTGATCGACGAGGTTCTGATCCCGGTTGTCCAGATCACGCTGATGGTGCTGGACGAGGGCGGCGTCATCCAGTTGCCGCTGAAGGTGAACGGGCGCGAGATCAAGGCGGTGCCGGTCTCGCCGCTCGCGATGGCGCAGAACATGGACGAGGTCGAGAACACGTTCCAGTTCGCGAACATGATGAGTCTCCTGGGCAACAAGGGTCATCCCGAAGTCATCTTCACCGATGACCTGCCAGACTGGCTGGGCGACCACATGGGCGTGCCCGAGAAGGTGCGCAGAACGCCGCAGGACAGGGAGGCGAAGCTCGGTGAAATGCAGGAGCAGCAGAAGCAAGCGATGGTGGCGCAGGTCGCCATGGATGCGGCCAGCAAGGCGAAGCCTGAAGCCCCGGCGGCACCGATGGGCATGCTGAAGGCGGCGGCATGACGCTGCGCGAACTCCTCGATAGCGGCCGACGCATCGGTGATCTCACGGTAGACGAGTTGTTCAGCCTGAATGTGACCGCGTGGGAGAACGACAAGAGCGGTTTCGTCTTCGCCGCGCTTCAGCGCGAGATCGTGCGGCGCATGGAGTTCGGAGACGGGCAAAAATGCGCTCCTCCGGGGCAGCTGCCGCTGGCGCAACGCTGATGGAAAACCGCGACGGCTGGGCGGCGATCGACTCGATCATGGAGGGGGCGATACCAGCTCCCGATCAGCCGGCGGCAGTCACCAACGACTCGATAGACAAGTTCTTCGTCGAGGCATTCAATAACCAGATCGGCATGCGCATCCTGCGCTACTGGAAGCACACCTACCTCGATCAGCCCGTGTGCATGCCGGGGTCTGGTGTCGAGGTCGGCTTTCACCGCGAGGGACAGAACTCGATCATCCGCGAAGCGCTGATGCGCATTAACCGTGGGCTCACACCAAAATCATGACTGATACCGTAGACACCCCGGCACCTGATGCCGACTCCAAGGGACTCCTCGACGATGCCAAGTCAACGCCGGATACACCGACGAATCCAGATCCGAATGCAACGACAATTCCGCATCTGGTGGATGACAAGCCTGATCCCGTCAAGGTAATCGAGAAGCGACTGCGGCCCGACTACGTGCCCGAGAAGTTCTGGGACGCGGACAAGGGCGAGCTCAAGACCGATGTCGCGATGAAGTCGTATGCCGAACTGGAGAAGAATTTCAAGCTCGGCAAGCACAAGCCACCGGAGGGCGGAAAGTATGATCTCACGCCGCTTGGCGCGAAGGCTTCCACGGACGACCCTGTCATCTCGACCTATACCGAATGGGCTACCAAGCACGGACTCTCGCAGGCAGCGTTCGAGGAGTTGGCCGGAAAGGTTCTGGAGGTGGGTCGCGGACTGCAGACCGAATCACAGGTTAGCTTCAAGGCTGAGCGCGAAGCGCTGGGTGAGCATGCCGATGCGATCGTCTCTTCGATGGTCGACTGGGCGCGTGGTTTCGTTGCGAAGGGTGTGTGGACCGGCGAAGATTTCGACGAGTTCAAGATCATGGGCGGCACTGCTAAGGGCATGCGCGCGCTGATGCGGATGCGCGAAGCCTATGAGGGCCGCGTGCCGCTGAAGGAAACGATTCCGAACGATGTCGGCATGAGCGACGAGGAACTGGCCGCAATGGTCGGCGACCCGAAATACAAAACGAACGAGGGCGGCTTCCGCGACAAGGTGGAGAAGCTCTACGAGAAACGGTATGGCGGACGCGCCGCGTGAAAAATCCGACATTCAAGAGAACGGGTCTCTGCGCAGTCTGTGGGAAGCCCACAAAAGAGCTTATTCATCAGGAGTGCGGCAAGAAATCGCCCATGAATCATAGAAGGAAGAAGCTGCGGAAGCCTTCCGATCGATTTGCCGCATACATGTCCAAGTTCTAATAGGCACATTTGCATTCTTTAATTTTCGCGCCTAAGATGCGCGCAGGCCAACTCGGCGCAACACCGAGCCCTGAATGGTAGGTAGACCTCCCGAGCGGCGGGCGTAACCCGCAAGTATCGGCCCGGCAGATGAGTGACCGGCCAACCGTAGCGAGAACGGAAGTTATCGCAAACGAGTTGGAGGTCTCTCATGGCAACAATCTCCCCCGTCTTCACCACGCTCTTTCACAACGAGGTGAAGCACGCGTATCAAGCATCGATGATGCTACGCGGGACGGTTCGCACGAAGATGGCGAACGGTTCCGAAGTCGTCAAGTTCCCGAAACTCTCCGCTGGCGTGGCAATGCCGCGCACCGCTCCTGCGAGCGATGTGATCCCGATGGGGCTCACCTACTCGCCCGCCACCGTCACGATGACGGACTGGAACGCGAGCGAATACTCGGACATTTTCAATCAGGCGAAGATCAACTTCGAGGATCGCTCCGAACTCGTGAAGGCGATCGCGAATGCGATGGGCCGTCGCTACGATCAGTTGATCGTCGATGCCCTGGTCGCTGCCACGCCGACGATCCAGGTGACGAACGATACCGGCGGCACCGACAGCGACATGAACATCGCGAAGTTGCTGGAGGTGAAGCGGAAGATGGACGCCGCCAACATCCCGCCCACCGGTCGCCACTGGCTCGGGCACTCCAACGCACTTGCCGCGCTCCTCACCACGACTCAGGTCACGTCGAGCGACTACGCGAGCGTGAAGGCGCTGGTGAAGGGCGAGGTCGATACGTTCCTCGGTTTCCAGTTCCATTGGATGGGGGACCGCGCCGAAGGCGGGCTGCCGAAGGCGACGAATACGCGGACGAATTTCGCGTGGCACGAAGACTCGGTCGGCATCGCCATCGGCCTCGACATCCGCTCGACCATCGACTGGGTTCCGACGAAACGCTCGTGGCTCGTATCGAGCGACTTCAGCGGCAACGGCGTCGTGATCGACGAAGCCGGTGTGGCCGAGATCGCCACCGAAGAACCGTAAGCGTCCAATTCGCATAAGGAGCGGTTGATATGGCATTCACCAAGGGAACACTTTCGATGGCGGCCGGGCAAAAACCCGATTCGCCGCAAATCTGGACCTACCGGACGAACGACACGCTGGCCGTGGTCGACGGCGCGGGTTACTTCGACAACGGCGCTACGACCAACACCGGCATGCGTGGCGCGTTTCAGTTGGGCGATCTGATCTATTGCGTGTGCACGGCCGACACGATCCAGACCTACGGCTTTGCGGTCGTAAACCAGATCAGCGCGGCCGGCATCATCGACGTAACGAGTCACACGCTAGTTGGCACCATCGACAGTGATTGAAACCAGAGCAGAAATATCCGCATAAGCACAGCGGCGCGGCGCTCCTCGTGGGCTACGCGCCGTCTGTGCGTGTGGATGTCGAAGCCGCGCGACGCCTGCGGCCCGACGCACCGATGCTCGGCGTCAAGTATGCGTGTGTGCTGTATCCGGAGATCGAGCACGTCTGGACGCAGCACCTAGAGCAAGCCAACGACATCCGCGAGAAAGCGGGGCGCCCCGTGTATGTGCACTCACGCTGTCGCGTCAATCAGAAGCGCGTTGCCTGGTTCACCGGCGGCAACGAGAAACACATCGATTACCTGTGGCCTGACCTGCACTGGGTCTCGTGGTCATCCGGCTTTGCGGCTGCGCTGTGGGCGCGGCACGGCATGGGCTTCGACGAAGTGATCATGTGCGGCATCCCGATGGAGCCCGGCGTCTACGCGCCAGAGATGGCGACCGTCAAGCAGCCGCGTGGTGACGATGGCAAGTCGTTCGTTGACACCGGGGCGCTCATGCGCTGGCGCGATGGAGTGATGAACTTCGTGCGCGAAGGCAAGACGCGGGCGATCTATTCGATGAGCGGATGGACGTGCCGCGAGTTGGGTTATCCGCCGCCGCACGCGCCAGAGCCGCTCACCGCCAACGCGTTTAACACGAAGATCGGCCCGTGATCGCCGTCTACTGCGTGCTGCGCTCGGGCGGTATCTACGATGCCGACTGGGTCGAGCGTCTGCAGCGCGGTGTGGCACGGAACCTCAAGCGTAAGCATCGCTTCGTCTGTCTCTCCGATGTCGAGGTGCCGGGTGAGCGCATACCGCTCTGGCACCACTGGCCCGGTTGGTATTCAAAAATAGAGTTGTTCCGTCCCGGCGTGATCGAGCCCCCCGCCCTCTATCTCGATCTCGACAATGTGGTGGTGCGCAACATCGATGTTCTCACGCGCTGCCCGCACGACTTCGCGATGCTGCGGAACTTCAACCGCCCTGAATACGCGAGCTCCTGCGTGATGTGGTTTGGAGCGGAGGCGCCGCGACAGGTCTACGACCGTTTCGTCATCAATCCGGCTTACTGGATGCATTACCACGAGACGCATCGCGACGGTCCCTATCTCGGCGATCAGGCGTTCATCTGGGACGCGCTCGGACGCGAGGTGGAGTTCCTCGACCTGCCGCGTCCGATCCTCGCCTCCTACCGAAAAGACATCCAGCCGACGGGTGAACTGCCGCCCGAGACGCTGATGGTCGCCTTCGGTGGATCGCTCAAGCCGAACACCGTGCGCCATGCGTGGCTGAAGGCGGCGTGGATATGATCAGCCTCGTCCTCCCATTCTACGAGCGTCGCGAAGCGACCGACCGCGCGCTCATGCTGATGGGCGAGACGTATCCCGAACTCGACCTCGAAGTGATGATCGTCGACGACGGCAGTGACGCGCCTTACCGCGCGCCGCGTAAGTTGCCGTGGCCGGTGAACGTGGTCCACCTCGCGCAGAAGTCGGTGCCGAAGAATCCCTGCGTCCCGACCAACATCGGCGTCTATTTCTCCAACGGCAACATGGTCGCGCTGTCGAGCCCGGAGATCCTGCACACGATGCCGGTGCTATCGCGCATGCGCTCGGAGATCGTCGCGAGCGGTCCGAATACCTACGTCACCGCTGCCTGCTGGTGTCCGGAGCAGAAGCGTTGGCACGCTCACTCGACGCGCCGTCCGCTCTGTGCCGACAAGACCGACTTCGTCATGCCAGAGGGTGCGCAGTATCACTTCATGGCGATGATGACGCGCGAACTCTTCGAGGAAGTGCGCGGCTTCGACCGTGAGTATCGCGATGGCGCAGGTTACGACGACAACGACTTCCTGATGAAGCTCCAGCGCGCGGGTGCGTATTTCGTTCAGCGCGACGACCTCGTGGTCGAGCATCCGAAGACGGGCGCGAAGTCGGCGTGGACGCCGCAGATGTTCGAGCGCAACCGCAAGCTATTTCTGAGTAAGTGGAGAACGCATTGAGTGCCGCCAATACCGACATCTCCATTCTCTCGTCAGCGTTGAACCTGCTGGGCGAATCCTCGATCGATACGCTCGAAGGCGACACCGACGCGCAGCGTGTGTGCGCGCAACTGTATCCGGTGCGCAAGCGCTCGCTCATCTCGGAATACGAGTGGTCGTTCTCGAAGAAGAAGGTGAAGCTCGCGCGCCTGGTGCTGATGCCGATAAGCGGCTGGCGCTACCAGTTCGCGATGCCGACCGATCGCGTGGGCGACGTGTTCGCGCTCTATCAGTCCGCTGGTGTGTCCTCCCGCGTGGTTACGGATTACGCCATGCAGAGCGGGAACCTGCTGTCGAACGCGACGGAGCTCTGGCTCGACTATCAGTTCGATACCCACGAGAACGAGTTGCCGCCGTATTTCGTGATGCTATTGACTTACGCGCTCGCGTCCGATCTGGCGATGCCGATCACCGAGCAGGCGTCACTCGCCGACTACTGGCACGTGCGCGCCTTCGGGAGCCCGTCTGAAAACAACCGCGGCGGCTACTTCCGCACCGCGGTCGGCATCGACTCTCGCGGGCGTCCGAGTTCCTTCATCGTAGCCGACGACCTGATCGAGGTTCGTAATGGCTAGATTCGTCAAGGACCAGACCGCCTTCGCGGTCGGCGAGATCGATCCACTGGTGCGCGGTCGCCTCGACCTCCAGCAATACGAGAACGCGGTCGCCAAGGGGCGTAACGTCATCTTCCTGCCGCAGGGCGGGTTTCGCTGGCGTCCGGGGTCTCTCTTCGCCATGCAGATCCCTCCGGCAGCGCTGCCCGAGAACGGTGGTCGCCTGGTGCCGTTCACGTTCAGCGTGGATGACTCTTACATGCTGCTGTTCGTGAACCTGCGCATGTATGTGTTCAAGAACGGGGCGCTGGTCGAGAACATCAACGGCATCACCGATCAGGACTATCTGCCGACGCCTATTTTCTGGCCGCAGTTTGCGGAACTGAACTGGACGCAATATGCCGATACGCTGATCCTGGTCGAGAAGGACATGCCGCCACATCGGGTTATGCGGGGGGCAACAGACGCCGCGTGGTCGATTGCGGGGATCGCCTTCGATGCCATCCCGAAATATGCATTCACGGTGGTCAACACGCCGGTCGCGCAGACGCTCACGCTGTCGGCTACGAGCGGCAATATCGTTGCGACCGCAGGTGGCGGCACGCCGTTTACGGCCGCCATGATCGGCGGCTACATCAACGCCAATCCGCAGGGGCGTGCGCGCATCATCGGGCTCAACAGTGATCCCGCGGCCGAAGTGAGTGCGGTCGTCGACATCGCCTTTGCGGGATCGACGGTGGCGAGCGGCGAGTGGGACATCGAAACCGGCTACGAGGACGTATGGAGTCTCACGCGCGGATGGCCGCGCTCGTGCGCCTTTCATGAGGGGAGGCTGTTCTTCGGGGGATCAAAGTCGCGGCCGCAAACGATATGGGGCTCGAAGTCCGGGTTCCCATTCAACTTTGGCGTGGCGAACGCCTACGCCGACGACGCGGTCGAGAACACCATCGGCACCGGCCGCTACGACACCGTAATCGACATGCTCTCTGGTCGCGACCTGCAGATCTTCTCGACCGGCGGCGAGTATTACGTGCCGCAGGCGCCGGGTGAGCCGATTACGCCCGACAACTTCTTCATCAAAGGCGCGACCTCGAACGGGGCGAAGCCGGGTGTGCGCGTGCAGCAACTCGACAGCGGCACGCTGTTCCTGCAGCGCCAGGGTAAGGCGCTCGATGAGTTCCTCTACACCGACGTTGAGCTCACCTACGTCTCAAACAAGATCAGTCTCCTCTCCGGGCACTTCCTGCAGGAGCCGAGCCGCATGGCGCTGCGCCGCTCGACCTCGACCGACGAGGGCGATCTCCTGCTGATCGTCAACGGCGCCGATGGCTCGATGGGCGCCTGGATGCTGCTGCGCTCGCAGAACGTGATCGCGCCCTCGCTGTGGACGACGGACGGGCGCTATCTCGATGTCGGCGTCTCCGTGACCGACATTTATGCCGTCACCTCGCGCACCTGCTCGAACGAGACCAAGTATTACGTCGAAGTCTTCGACAGCACCATCGACACCGATTGCGCCTTCTTGGGCGGTATCGCGTCGAGTTTCAGCGGCATCCCGTTCCCCTGCAAGACGCTCGATCTGCTGTGCGATGGCTTCTACCAGGGGCGGGTGCAGGCGACGACCGGGGGCGTGATTACCTTCCCGCGTCCATCCGAGATCGCCTACGAGCTCGGCATCCCGTTCGTGCCTTACGTGACGACGCTGCCGCCCGACCCGCGTATCGCGGCGGGCTCGCGCATGGGATTCAAGAAGCGTATCCCGCAGGTCAACGTGATGGTCGAGAAGACGCGCCACCTGACGGTGAACGGACAGGCGGTGTCGTTTCGCCGGCTGGGCGCCGAGATCCTCGATCAGCCGCCGCCCGAGTTCACCGGCATCCGGCGGGTGTCCGGTCTCCTCGGCTGGTCGACTGAGGCGCAGGTGACGGTCTCGCGCGCGGTGCCGCTGCAGGCGACCGTGCTTGCCCTGGACATCCGCATCGGAACGGGCGGGGGCACCTGATGGCAATGGTCGCCGCCGCCATGGCAACCGGCATGCAGGCCGGGACGCAGATGCAGCAGGGCCGGTTTCAGGAGTCCATGTATAACTCGCAGGCGACGCAGACGCGGCTCCAGGGCCGCGCGCAGGCGGTGCGCTACGAGCAGCAGGCGAACGCCGTCATGAAGCGTTCGCTCTCGACGCAGGCGATGGCGCGGGCCCGCGCGTTCGCGGGCGGGATCGATCCGTTCTCGGGATCCGCGCAGTTCGTGCAGACGGTGAGTTCGCGCGACGCGGCACAGGACGTGAGCATGCTCAAGGACAACGCCGATATGGCGGTCCTCAACGCGGGCTTCCAGTCGAACCTATACGAGCAGGCGGGGCGGCAGGCGCGCAGCAACGGCCTCCTGTCGGCGGTCACGACGATGGGCCTGGGCGGGCTCAGAGGCTATTCGCTCTATGGCTCTACCGGCGAGGCCTTCCCCGGCATGCAGGCGGGCCTGAGAGGGCTCCGCGGCCCGCAGGAGATGGTGCCCGGACAATACGACCTGGATAACCGGCAATATGGCTGAACTCCCACGCTACCAGCGTCCCGGCGTGCTCCTGCAGGAGATGCCGAACTTCGATCGCGCCAACACGCGCGAGGCGCTGCGCGGCGCCGGCATTCTCAACGACAACCTGAATCAACTCTCGCAGTGGGCGCTCGGGCGCTCGGAGGTCGAAGCGAAGGAACGCGGCGAGCAGTATGGGGCCGAGAACCCGGTCTCGATGGAGCAACTGAAGGACGGCACCGCATCGCTTGCGCCGAAGGGCTCGGTCTACGGCGAAACGGCGCGCAAGCTCCAGATCGACGGCCTCGTCACCGATCTCAGCATCGAATCCGACCGGCGCCTGAACGACCTCAAGGGGCGCGTCGAGAACGGCAGCACCGACATCGTCGGCGCGGTCGCCGAGATGAAGGACATTCAGGACGGCTACAGCACGGCGCTGGGGAAACTCGAACCGGTGGCCGAGCGCAAGCTCCGCGCGCACGTGGCGACGACGCAGAACTCCGCGCTGCAGGTGATGCAGACGGCGGCGCTGAAGCGCGAGCGCGAGAACCGCAAGGTGTCGATAGATCAGTGGGTCGATGTCGACGCCCGCAACCTGATGCGCGATCACATCGAGGCCGGCGACACGGTCGACCCGAATACCGGACAGAAGATCACGCCGACGATGCGCATCAAGACGCTGGAGATGACGCTCCGCGGGGCGCTCGCGGGTGTGGGGGACGATGCGTTTGCGCGCGAAGCGTCGAAGCGTTTCATGGAGGCCGCCAAGGAAGAACGCCTGAATGCGCTGGTGAAGGTCGCTGGCGATCCCGACTTCGCGCGCACGCCCGACGGCAAGTTCGATCCGATCGGTGCGGTGAACCGCGTCGACAAGGGTGACTTCGGGCGCCATACCAGCGTCTACAAGGACATGGCAGTCGAGGAGCAGGCGAAGGTGCGGCTTGCGCTCCGTGGTGCCGCGGCCGACCGCTATACCGCCGACCAGCACGGCATTGCCGAGCAGAAGCGCACCGACACGCTGCAGGTCAACAAGCTCGTCACTGAATACCCGACTGCCAAACCCGGCCGGCGGCGCGAGATCGAAGGGCAGTTGACCCAACTCTCGGTGCGCTCGGACGCGATCAGCGGGCAGGGCATCAACGCGCTCAAGAAGTCGCTGAAGGAAGGCGATGGCACCGGCAAGGCGAACGAAGCGGGCGAGACGCGCATGCGGCTGGACATCCTCGCTGGGCGCATCAAGACGCCCGAGCAGGTGTGGGAGACGGGCTTGCGTTATGGCGTCACGCCGAAGCAGGTCAACGAGGTACTCGGCTTCTACGTCGCGCGCGAGAACCGTGAAGAGGGGCAGGCCGACAAGCGCCTGCGCGCCGCCGCAGGGCTCGTGCCGGGGCAGACCAACGTCGCGCCCAAGCGGGCGGATGCCTACATCAGCATGACGCGCGAGGCCGAGGTGCAATACCAGGGGGCGCTGGCGACACACAACCAGGACCCCAAGAAGAACCCAGCCCCAGACCGAGCCGTCATCGCCGAAGAGATCGTCAAGCGCCGGCAGGAGTCGCCGCACGCGAAGGCGGTCGAGAATGGGCTCAAGTCCCTCAACGATACTTACGGCACCAACGCGCCGAAATACAAGACCGGCATCACATTCGACGAGAACACCAATAAGGACGAGGCGCGGGCGGCGATGGAGCGCGCGAAGGTGCCGAAGCCGATCATCGATTCGGCGATCCGTCAACTCGAAGACGTTGAGCAGCGGCAGCGTCAACTCAACTCGCTGAGGAACTGATGGACGAGTTCGATCGCCGCTACGTGTCCATGCTCAACGAACGGGACTATCCGACTCCCGTTCCGGAGGTGACGCCAGCCAAAGCCGAGGCTCCGCCCAAAGCCGAGCCGCTACCGGGCCAACTGGCGGGCATGGTCCGTATGCAGGGCCGGGCGGAAGCCGCGCGTCATCAGGCGGCACAACCCCCTGCCGAGAAGCCATCCCAGTATCCGCCGGTAACGGTGGGCGACATTGGGCTGACGGTAATGGACACATTGGCGAGCCTGCTGAAAGGGGCTACCGCTTCAACGCTGGGACTGCCCGGCGACATCGAATCACTGGTCAGGCTGTTGACCGGAGGCGAGCAAAGACTCGCAACGACAGAAGACATGACAGCCAAGCTCCCCCCGGTCGTGCCCGAGGGTAGCGATCCGCGCCGCAAGGAAACCGAAGAGGGTGCGTCGAAGGTTGGTGAGTTGTTCGGAGTCTCTCCAGCCCCAGTAAAAATCTCAAAAGGGGCTATTAAGGCCGTGAAGGCAGCGGTCGGCAGTGAGAAGGCGATCGAGACGACGACCGAACTATCAAAGCGGCTCTCTACGCAATTCGGAGCGCGGGTGACGGTCGAGGACGCCGGGGCGCAACTAAAAATCGCCGGCATGGGGTTGGACGAAGCGAAGCAGGGGCAAGGCACCGGCACGAAGATCATCGAGGAGATCAAGGCCTACGCTGACCAGTCCGGGAAAAACGTGGTGCTTACGGCGACGCCAAGATCGGCCGATAAGCAGGCGGCTCTAAACCGCTTTTACGAGAGGAACGGGTTTGTCCGTTTCGGAGAAGACCCGCTGAACCATCAGCCGTATTACGGCTACAAGGCGCACAGGAGCGCCCAGTGAGTGAGGACACCATGAGATTAGAGCCACAGCAAAAGGGAACTTCCTACGTCGTTCTGCTGGACGGGAACGAGGTCGATAACTATCCAACGCTCGAAGAAGCGATCACCAAGGTCAACGAGTGTCGCTGCACCTTCCCTGGCGCGCATCTGGAGATCGCGGTTTTCAAGAACGGGTTGCGCACATCGACTGCGCTCTCGATGCCGGATGCGGTCGATGCGGTGCTGTCGGAATGGTCGGAATGGGTTCCCACCTCGGGCTGGACGACGTGCACAGGCGGGTTTCAGACGCGCACCGAGCAGCGGACCCGCACCATCATCACGCCGCCGCAGAACGGTGGCACGATCCCAGGCCTTATGTGGGAGGTGCGCGCGGTCTCGCAACCCTGCATCGAGACCCCGGTGCCCGTCGACTGCGTGCTCTCCGCCTATGGTCCGTGGACCGCGATCGAGGCGTGGGGACCGTGCGTCGCAGACCTGCAGTCGCGCACCGAGCGCCGCACACGGACGATCATCACGCCGCCAGCGAACGGCGGTGCCGTCTGCGGTGCGCTATCGGAGGACCGCACCGTCTCGCAGGCGTGCCTGTCGCCGGTTGACTGCGTTCTGTCGGCATGGGGAGCATGGACGCCGCTCACCGACTGGACGACCTGCGTTGCCAACCTGCAAACACGCAATGAGCAGCGCGTGCGGACCATCGTCACTGCGCCAGCGAACGGGGGCGCAGCTTGCGCCAGTCCGTTGACCGAGACCCGCAGCGTCTCTCAGGGGTGCCAGGTAGCGAGCACGCACGACCCCGACGGCACGCGTGTGCCGACCACGAAATCGACCGCCATCGACTTCAATGGCGCGGTGTGGTCGCTCTCGGGGGCGCAGGTCTTCAAGGACGGCTCCTGGTGGAACGGCGGCACCGCGACGCAACTCTTGATCGCGAACTTCGGTCAGCTTTATGCGCTGTCTGGAACCACGTGGTATCGCGCGGATGCGGCCGGCTTCTGGGTGTCGGTCGGGCCAACCGACCCGTTTACCGGCGGCGTGCCGACCCCGGTCGACTGCGTGCTCTCTGCGTTTTCGGCGTGGTCTCCGACGAGCGCGTGGTCGGCCTGCGTGAACGGCACGCAGTCCCGCACCGAACAACGCACGCGCACCATCGTTACGCCCCCGACCGGGGGCGGTGCTGCCTGCGGAGCGCTTACCGAGACACAGACGGTATCTCAGGCGTGCTTGTCTCCGGTCGATTGTGTCCTGTCAGCCTTCGGGCCGTGGACGCCGGTCGGCAACTGGTCGACGTGCGTCAACAATTCGCAGACGAGGCAAGAGACGCGCTCGCGCACTGTCATCACGGCCCCCGCCAACGGTGGCGTTGCCTGCGGTGCGTTGACCGAAACACAGACGGTCTCGCAAACGTGTGGCGACATCGATTGCGTGCTGTCGGCGTGGGGTGCGTGGGTTCCTTCGGGTAACTGGGGGCCGTGCGTCAACAGCGTTCAGACGCGCGAAGAAACGCGCACGCGAACGGTGCTGGTGCAACCGCTCAATAACGGCATCCCCTGCTCCGCCCTCTCCGAAACTCACACGGTATCGCAGGCATGCACGGTGGCGCAGCCGGGCAGTCCAGACGGGACGCGCGTGCCACAGAACGGCCTCACCGTGACCGACGGGTTGATGCGCGTATGGAGCCTTGAGGCCGGTAGCGGACACGTCTTGCGTGACGGGGCGTGGCTGGCAGGAGGGGCCGGTGTCGAGATCCTGATCGCCAACTTCAGCAAGATTTACGTGAAAACCAGCGGCGGCACCTGGTATCGCTGGGACGACCCGCCGCAAGGGGGATGGATCGATGTCGGCCAGAACGATCCGTATACCGGGGTTCCGGACCCGGAGCCAGACCCTATAACGGGCGTCGTTACAACCGGCTCGATCAATGCGACCTCGACCACTCTTGTGGTCGCCAACATCGCTGGCTTCTCGGTAGGCGACTGGCTCACCGTCGAGATCGGCAAGGAGCCGGGGCTGGGGCAGCGCGGCACCAAGGGAGTCGGTGGCAACTGGCCGTCTGATGCGCGCGGCTATGCGAGCTTCAATGCGATGGTCTCTGCGTTGGGGTCGAATCCGACCACCAGCCGCTTCGCCTGGATCAACAATCCAAGCGATCCCGATTACGCGATGGTGTGGCACGCATGGGGTGACGGCTCGGCCTGGTTCCAGATGGCATGGCTGAACGTATCCGGACCGATGAGCAGGGGGCAGTATTACAACGCGATGATCGTGCCGCGCTCGCTCGTTGCGCAGATCCAGTCGATCACGCCGGGAGCGGGCACCACCGGCTCATTCCTCCTGCACAACGGCCCGACCAACGGGCAAGCCAAGGTCTCGGTTTCCGGTGCCAACGTCTATCGCGACAGCACCACGGACATCAACAGCGCGATCGCAGCGGGCGGATCGCTCACGCTGACGGATGGGGATTACTACTGCGCCAACGTGCTGCACATCGAGGGCAAGACGAACTTCGTTCTCGCCGGCACGACGCGTGATGGAACGCGACTCATCAGCCCTCGTGGTGTGCCGCCGCTGACGCTAGAAACCCATTCTCCGGGCACCGTGATCCATCACCTGACCGTTCAGGGCAACACGCGCGATCACGGCTTCGGGTTCAACTACAACGACATCGGCATCTCCGGTTCCATCCGGGGCGGCGTTGACTACGGGATTGACGATGACCACTTCCAGGCCGGAACCGGCAACGGGATGGGACTCTTCTTCCTGCAGGGGGCCAACAACCATGAGGTCCATCACTGCCTGATTAATGACAGTGGAACGGCCGCCATTTACGCCGGTTTCGTCGATGGCGTCTGGTGGCATCACAACGAGTTGCGGCAGCAAGACCCGCATCGCGAGTATCTGCAGTGGCAGCTTTACCCGGATACCGCCGGCAACGTCATCATCGAAGACAACTTCCTGAACTTCACGAACGTCATGTGCGGGCTCGACTGCTTCAAGTGTTTCGGCCCTATCGTTCGCCGCAACACGTGCATCAACGCGCTGCTCAGTATGAATGGTTCTGGCGGGTATCTGATCGAGGACAACACGCAGACGTTCACCGCGCAGTCGTTCTATGAAGCGAACATGATCAATCGCGGCAATCCGTGCTTCGCTCTGACGGATGCGATCGGCGTCGTCTATCAGCATAGCGGCGGCACCATCCGCAATCACACGATTACGCAGAACGGTTTCATCGGTCTTGGCAACTGGAGCGCCATCGGTCTCAAGGTGTCCGATAACCACTGGAACGTGGTCGTCGATAACTTCGTGAACTCGGCTCCGAATTACCAGGACGGCGCGCCGATGCTGGGCGCGCAGGCGATCGACTCGTCGGGGCTCAACTTTGTAGCACGAAACTGTGGTTTCCACGGCAAGGCGAAGTGGACTCCGCAGAACCAGGAGTTTAACCATGCGGTCGTGTTCACGTTGCGCGCGAGTTCGTCGGGTTGGACGGGCAACACGTTCTATGACGATCCGGGAAGTTTCTTCCAGTTTTAAGGAGCGCACAAAATGGCTGAGTCAGTAAGTCGCGCATCGGTTTTTCAAGTGGCGTCGAGCGCGACATCGGCCACCCTGCTACCGGCACAACAGTGGCGCAACGGTCTGATGATCTTCAACACCGACGCGAACGATCTCTATATCAAATACGGGACGACGGCGTCGATCACGAGCTTCACCGTGAAGATTCCGGGCGGCGCGTATTGGGAGATGCCGCATCCACCTTACACCGGGATCATCGACGGCATCTGGTCTGCTGACGGCAGCGGCAGCGCAGTGATTACGGAGCTCTAGGCTATGCCTCTATACATTCCACCTGCTGTCGGGGGGTCGATGACCAACCCGATGACGACCGTCAACGATCTCGTTGTCGGCGGTGCGTCTGGAACTCCATCGAGATTGGCTGCTGGCGCCAACGGCAAGACGCTACGCAGCGTGTCGGGGGCTCCGACTTGGTCGGATGCGGACGCGGCGCTTACCAATCCGATGACGACGGCCGGCGACATCATCATCGGTGGCGTGTCGGGTGCGCCGACGCGCCTGGCAAAGGGCGCTGATGGCAAGTATCTGACGATGGTGGCGGGCGTGGAGGCGTGGGGTGACGCGCAGCCTCTCGATTCTGACTTGACGGCGATAGCCGCGCTCACCACCACCTCATTCGGTCGCTCGTTGCTCATTCTGGCGGATGCTGCCGCCCTCCTCGCTGCCGCTGGTGCACAAGCATCCGACGCTGATCTGACTTCGATTGCCGCGCTCACGACGACGAGCTTCGGCCGTTCTCTGCTGACGCTGGCTGATGCTGCGGCATTACTTGCGGCGGCGGGAGGGCAAGCCTCTGACGCTGACCTTACCGCCATCGCCGCTCTCACCACGACGACCTATGGGCGCTCGCTCCTCACGCTCGCCGATGCGGCGGCCGGTCTCACGTCACTGGGCGCACAGCCGGTCGACTCCGATCTGACGGCCATCGCCGCCATCGCGCCCACCAACGACGACGTTATTCAACGTAAGGCCGGGGCGTGGATCAACCGCTCGGTAACGCAGTTGCTCGCTGATCTGGCCGCGATCGGCACCACGTTCCAGCCTCTCGACTCAGATCTCACATCGATCGCAGCACTGACGACGACCAGCTTTGGACGCTCGTTCCTGACGCAGGCAGACGCCGCCGCCGCCCGCGCGTATATCGCACCGAGCGCGCCTGCTGATGCCAACTACTTTCTACAGCGTAACAGCGGCAACACGGCAGACGAATATCTACGCCGTTACTTTGCGATCAACGTCGTCGTCACCTCTGCCGATGGCACTGGCCGCATCATCGAACTGCCGGCGTCGCAGGGTGTGATCATCACGGGCGGCAAGGCGTGGAAGGCGACAGGCTCGTGCACGCTCGCGCTGAAGATCAACACGACTGCGATCACTAGCTTGAGCGCTCTCTCTATAACCACGACAGAGGGATCGGTCGTCACGGCCACTGGCGCGAACGATGCGGTTGGAGCAGACAAGATCAACTACACGGTGTCAGCCGACAGCGGTGGCGGAAATCTAAACATCCACCTGCAAGGCTATATCAAGCGGGCTACCGCTTAAGGAGAACCGCATGGCTGTTCTACCAGACCAGGATCGTGAAGACGTTGCCGCAGAGTATATGCGCGAGTGTGCGAGCCGAGGGGTCGTGTTCAGTGGCGTTCTGAAGGCCGACGTAAAGGCGATGCTGAACGCGCTCGATGTTTTCTTCAATACGAACGCATCGGCTATCAACAACGCGATCCCGCTGCCAGCCAGAACCGCGCTCTCTACTTCCGAAAAAGCGATGGCGGCTGCGTTCGTCATCCAGAAGCGTTTCGTTAAGGGAGTATAACTTTGGCCTCCGGTAACACTCTCCGCAACTTCGGCGCACTCGACAACGAGCCCGCGCTATCCAACCCCGCTATCCCGGTCAAGCGCAACGGGCACTGGGGCATTTCATTCGATCAGTCGACTGACCAGTTCGGGGTGTTCTCCGACGTGCTGCCGAGTAATTATGCGGGCGGTGGGTTGACCGCCATTCTGCATTGGACATGCTTCGGTGCCGTGAGCGGTAACGTGATGTGGTTCGCCGAGATCGAGCGTGTCGGCGTGGCGCAGGACATCGACTCCGACAGCTTCGCGACGGGTATTGCGGCTGCCGCATCCGCGGTGCCGGCAACCGACGGCATCCTCAAGACGACATCGATCGCATTCACCAGCGGCGCGCAGATGGACAGCCTCGTCGTCGGCGAGCGTTATCGGCTGCGCATCTCGCGCGATGCTAACCATGCGTCTGATACAGCGGCAGCGCCGACTGAGATATGGAACGTCGAGGTCAAGGAAACGTAAAGCGTGGCGCGCGACCTCAACGGCACCACGCAATACATGACGACGGCGGCGCAATATCCGCGCGTCAACGGCACGATTTCGATGTGGATCCGACCAGACTGGTCTACCGGCGACAGCGCGCACCGCATGCTGTTCGAGACCTGGGATGGCGGCTCCAACGTCTTCCACGTCGAATATTACACAGACAACAACTGGTATTGGGGCTGGATCACGGCGGGCGGTGACTTCAGGATCACGGTCTCTGCCGCGACGATGCCGCTCACGGCGGGGAACTGGTATCACGTCGCCTATCGCTGGGATGACACGACCAACGCGTCGGCTGTGTTCCTGAATGGGGTGTCAAAAGGCACTGGCTCGGCGCTTGAGACGGCGAATATGTCGGGGTTCAACTTCAGGATCGGCGCGGCGTCTGACGGGTCGCTCCCGCACGATGGCCGCATGGGCACGGTCGCGCTGTGGTCAGAATCTCTGAGCGACGCCGCTATCCTGGCCCTCGCAGGCGGCATTCAGCCGCTATGCGTGAACCCGCACACGCTGCTCGACGAGTGGCTGATGATGGGGCGGGCCAGTCCCGAGCCAAGCACGCTGGGCGTCAACAGCCTGACGCTGACGGGCACGCCCGTATATGCCGATCATCATCCACTCGCGTTCAGACGCTCTGTGCCGTCGAGGCCAGCCTTCGTCTCCGTCGCCGCCGCCGCCAACGCCGGCGTCTTCGCATCCATTGGGTTTTCATGACCATCGACCAACGCATCGATAGCCTCGTTGGGCCGCAGTCCGATCCCGCGACCGAGACGCTCCCGCCAGACCCGACCGAGGCGCTCGCGGCCGACACACCTGCGCCCGAGTTCGAGCCGACGCAGGTCGCCGGCATCGGGCAGGTGAAGGAACTCCTCAAGCCGCTGCTGAAGAAGGGTGCCAAGTCGGCGTCGCCAGAAGATCTCAAGGTCATCCAGCCGGCGGTGGTGGACACGATCCCGGTGCCGCTCACCTCGCCCGCGGTGGCGCCTGCGCCGAAGGTGGTGGAGCCGACCAAGCCTCCGGTCATCCGGGCGGCGCCGCTGGATAAGATGAGGGCGGTTGCTGCGGCGCGCGAGGAAGCTATCGCCAAGGATGCGGCGGGTGTGGCGCCGGCCGCCGGCAAGCCGCCCGAGCGTGCGTTCAATACGCAGGTCTTCAACGACCGCGATATGGCGGCGACCATCAACGCCGTGGCGGACAGCGCGGGCGTCGACTACACGAAGATGAGCGTCCGCGACATCTATAAGCAGGCGCTCTCCGAAGGCATCTCCGAAGGCATGATCGCGAAGCGGCTGGAGGGCGTGCCGCTGAACACCAACGTCGCCGGCAACGAACTCGCTAAAAGCGTAGCGCGTGAACTCACTGTCTTCGACGAGTCTGGGAAACGCATCGACGGTCTCTTCACGCAGATGTCGACCGGTGCCCTCGACGACAACGGCAAGCTCGAACTGCGCCGGCAACTGGTGATGCATGGTGAACTCTCGAAGCGCGTGAAGGGGATGCAGGTCGACATCGCGCGTTCGATGAACATCTTCAAGCGTGTGCAGGACGCCGGGCCCGAACTCAATACGCAGGCGGCGCGTGATGCGCTGGACGAGCTCGGCGGCGACCGTGTGCTGCTGCAAATGGCGGAGGACTATCTCGCGTCCCCCACCAAGGCTGGGAAGAACGCGATCGTGGAGCAGGGGGCGCTCGCCCGCGCCCGCGACGTGTGGTTTTACACCTTCCAGTCGAACCTCCTGAACGACGTGTCGACGCATGCCGTGAACCTCGCCGGCAACGCCGTCTTCGGGACGCTGCAGCCGATCGAGCGCCTGCTGGCGACGGGGATCGGGCGGGTGAGGACTCTGCTGCCCGGCTCCGATCCTGCGCGCTACACGCTGGAGGATAACTACGCCGTCGCGCACGGCTTCTCGAACATGATGGCCGACGGTTTCCAACTGGCGGCGGAGGCGCTCAAGCGTGGCGACTCGACGGGGCTCAAGGCCGACCAGGTGGTGCGCGCCGGGAACCCGCTCACTGCCGAGAACCTGTCGGACGTGCCGGTGCGCTTCGGCGACCACGTATGGCGTTCCCCGGATCTGCGCGACAGCGTGGCAGGCAAGTTTATCGACGGGCTGGGGTTACTGCAGTCTCTCCCATTCCGGGCGCTCTCCTCGGTCGACGAGTTCTTCGGCGGCGTCGCTGCGCGCTGGCAACTGCACGGCGAAGCGTGGACGATGGCTAACAAGGAATACGACCGGCTGATCACGGCCGGCGTGTCGGAGGCCGACGCCACCAAGGAAGTGCAGCGTCAGGTGGGGCAACTGCTGACCGAGCGCCCCGCCGACATGAACGCATCCATCGAGCAGTTCCGCAAGATGGTGACGTTTCAGGAAGACCTCGCGCACTTCCGCGACGTGCCGACGGGTGAACTCTACTACCGCGCAGCCGAAGCGTTCCAGAACCCGTTCCTCAAGGTGCTGCTTCCGTTCGTGCGCACCACCTCGAACATCTGGATCGAGGGCACCGCGCGCACGCCGGGCCTGAACTTCATCAGCCCCCGTTTCTACGAAGACTTCAATGCCGGGGGCAAGGCGCGCGACCTCGCGATGGCGCGGCTGGCAATGGGCGGCGGCGCCGTGACGACGGCGGCATCCCTCGGGCTGCAGAACCGCATCACCGGCTACGGACCCAGTCAGAACGAGGACCGTGCGGCGCTGGAGGCGATCGGCTGGCAACCCTACTCAGTCTCGTTCGATAAGGGTGAGATCTCGCCGCGCAACCTCGAACGGCTCTCGAAGATCACCAAGGTGAACGCGGGCGACGACAAGATGTATGTGAGCTATGCGCGCTTCGAGCCGCTGTCGATGATCTTCGCGATGGGGGCAGACGCGGCGGATGCTGCCAAGTTCCATCGCGGCGGGGAGTGGGACGAGGACGGCGAGTCGATGATCAAGACGGGCGCTTTCGTCGCCGGCAACTACATCACCAACCTGCCGCTCATGCAGGGCTTGGGCGAACTCATCAAGGTCGCGCGCTCGCGCTCCGACGACATGGGCGAGAAGGTGGTGCAGATATTCGATGGCCTCGCCAAGCAGTATGGAAACTTCGCCTTCACCGGCACTCCGGGCGCAGGCTTCTACAACTCCTCACTCATGGCGCACGTCGAGCGGGTGATGAACCCGACGCGCTCCAACACCATGCCCGACAAGGCGGACGTGCCCTACGGTGAGCGCGCTTTCTACGAGACGCTGCAGCGGGTGCGCTCGCGCATCCCCGGACTCTCAGACGGCGTGCCGCCTGCGCTCGACTCGCTGGGGCGCGAGCTCGAAAGCGTTACCTTCCGCGACAACTGGGTCAACTGGGCGCCGTGGGTCACGGCCCGGCAGGGTAAGCGCTCGGCAGCCGACGAGGTCCTGGTCTCGCTCGACTACGGCATCACGGAGCCGGCGAAGCGCATGGATGGCGTCTCGCTCTCGGCCACGCAATACAACCGTTACAAGCAACTCTACGGTC